CGCATACACTTACTTGGACACCCGCAAGTGAGCAATCCCTTATCATCACGATAAACGGGATAAAGCAGCAGAACAACTATTCTATATCTGGCACTACTCTGACGCTGGATACGGCATTGGTCGCTACTGACGAGATGGAGGTTATTGGAATCCTCGACATAGGAGAGGCTGTTACTCCTCCTGACGATTCTATTAGCACCGCTAAGATTCAGGACGATGCTGTAACTGCTGACAAATTAGCCAACTCGATTAACACTGAGATTGCTGCTAACACTGCTAAGACAGGAATTACAAGTGGGCAGGCCAGTGCTATTACGGCTAATACAGCCAAGGTAACAAACGCTACTCACACTGGTGATGTAACGGGGGCTACAGCCCTTACCATTGCAAGTGGCGCAGTAGACCTTGCAATGCTATCTGCAACTGGTACAGCGGATTCAACAACATTTCTAAGAGGGGATAATGCTTGGGCGGAGGCTGGTGGGGATAATACTCCCGCGTTCGCGGCCACGCTTTCCGCTACACAAACAGTTTCATCGAGCGGCACTTGGACAAAAGTTGAATTCGATTCAGAAATCTTTGACAGCGATTCCTGTTATGACAGTTCGACAAATTATCGGTTCACTCCGACCACTGCGGGGAAGTATTTCGTGTACGGCCAAGCCGCTGTTCACTACATGACATCGACTATGTTGAAGGTTGCAATTTTAAAGAACGGAAGCATCTATGTATACACGTCTGTTTCAGCAAGCAATAGCGATGAAAATTATGGGTATACCGGCGCAATCATCAACTTTAACGGCTCAACCGATTACGTTGAGTTTTATATCCTCCAAGGGCAAAGCGGTATAACGCCCGGCATCCCAACAGGCATGGCGCAGTTCGGCGCATTCAAGGTGATTATATGATTTCCGCAGAAGGATTAAAAAATCTTGGCTTTAGTTTTTCAGACTTTTCTCTGCAAGACGATGGCGATGGTACATATATTGCAAAGTGGAACAGCGCATCACCACAACCATCTGAGGCTGAAATCGAAACTGCCCACGCAGAGTGGCAAGCAGAATACGACTCCCAAGAATACGCCCGTAACCGCCAAGCAGAATACCCATCCATTGACGAACTCGTAGTCGCTCTTTGGGAAGGAGTAGTAGAGGAGCGCATGGCATCAGTAACAAGGCTTGAGGGATTAAGACAGGCTGTTAAGACTAGGTATCCTAAATAATGGCTAGAACAACTATACGCTCAGAAGATATCACGGATGGTCAGGTCAAGGCTGTTGATCTAGCAAGTGATGCTGTCACACCATTTGACGACTCTGGATTACAGGACGACATCGCAATCCTTGGATTCAAGGTAGCGGCTAATGGGTCGTTAGCCAAGTACGACTTGGTAGACCAGACTATAGATGCTTTCCAAGATGCTTCTGGTATTGATGCTGGTGCGTCTACAGATGAAGTAAGAAATGCCGCTAACTATTACAGTGGTGTGGATACTACACCAGCCGGTATTACAGCGTTTACTACAGTAGAAACTACATCTTGGACTGCGCCTACCGGACTTACCAGCCTAGAGGTTTTGGTTGTAGGAGGCGGGGGTGCAGGTGGAAAGCAGTCCGGCGGAGGCGGCGGTGGTGGTGGAGTAGTTCATCAAACATCACGATCAGTTACTCCAGATTCCTCCTACACGGTAACAGTTGGAGCGGGAGGCGGTTATCCTGCTAGTGGCTTCCATGGCGAATCAGGTGGTAATAGCGTTTTCGATACCATAACCGCTGTTGGCGGTGGCGGCGCTGGGGGTTATGGGGCTACGACATCTGGTGCGTCTGGAGGTTCAGGCGGCGGCGGAGGGCCAAGACACTCAGGGTCAACCGGAGGTAGTGCAACTCAAGGAAATTCTGGTGGTGGCACTGGCTACGGCAATGACGGAGGAAACTCTGCTACGACTTCCGGCGAAGATGGAAGTGCTGCCGGTTGCGGTGGCGGTGGTGCTAACGGTGTCGGTTCTTCAAATTCTGGATCAGGACACCAAACGGGTGGTAATGGTGGCGTAGGAAAAGAGTTCACTAATTTTTCAGCACATGGTGAATCTGGATTTTTTGCAGGTGGCGGCGGCGGTGGTGGATATACGCATGACGGTAATGGTGGTACTGGAGGTAATGGTGGGGGCGGTGACGGAGGTTCTCCGGGTACAGCAAGCAGTGGAGGCGGCGGTGGCGGCGGGTCGTACAGTGCGTCCACGGGATACACCAACGGGTCTGGCGGTTCTGGAGTAGTTCTTCTTTACACGGATGCTATAAATATTTACAACGACATGACCCTCATATCAAACTCCACAACCGCAGAAGCTACACCAACTAAAGGCGACATCGTTATGACCTACACCAACGGTGCGGGTACAGCAACGGTTAACACAGACATTAAGGGCTGGGTCAGCCGCGATGACGGAACAACCTACACCCAGTTCACCCTAGTAGACGAAGGTGACACAGGTGGTCACATAATTCTAACCGCTCACGACCTCGACATCTCTGGTCAACCTTCAGGTACAGCAATGCGCTACAAGATTACAACGCACAATCAAGACGCATCTTTGGAAACACGAATTCAGGCTATCAGCCTTGGGTGGTCGTAATGGGTTATCTAGGAAAAAAACCAGCGCAAACAACCATCCCTGTTGATGACTCTGTTACCACAACAATGCTGCAAGATGATGCAGTTACAAGTGCTAAGATAGACGATGAAACAATAGTTAATGCTGATGTCAACACATCAGCGGCTATCGCTCAGAGCAAACTCTCCCTTGATATAACCAACTCCGACATCAACGCATCAGCGGCTATAGCATTAAGCAAGTTAGCATCAGACCCAACCTACGATGATTCTGGTGTCCAAGATGACATCGCTCTCTTAGGTTTTAGAGTTGCATCAAACGGATCACTCGCCAAATACAATCTAGTCGATCAAACCATTGATGACTTTCAGGATGCGTCTGGTGTGGATGCTGGTGCGTCTACGAATGAGATCAGGGATGCAACTGGGAAGTATTATAGTGGGTCTTACATTAATTATCCCACTGGTGGGACTATAACTACTTATACAGATGGCGGAACAGACTATAGAACACACACTTTTACCGCTGATGGCGATTTTGTAGTTCAACTTTCTGGCGATGTAGATGCAATGCTTGTAGGTGGCGGTGGCGGTAGTTCTAACGCCCAAGCCGGCGGAGGTGGTGGTGGCAGTATGATTACCATGTCCTCGTTTGGGGTTACAGCCCAGACTTATGGAGTTGTCGTTGGGGCTGGAGGTACCGGCGCATCCACACAAGGAAACCAAGGCGGAAGTACCACAGTCTTTGGAGAAACTGCGACAGGTGGCGGCGGTGGTGGATTTGGTAATGGTGGCACAGGAGCAAACGGAGGCGGGGGTGGCAGCAACGGCAGTGGTGGCGCAGGTACAGCACCGTCTACGACAAATGGTACAGCATTTGGCGGATACGATGGTGGTGATGGCCCAGACCCGGCAGGTGGAGGCGGAGGTGGGCTGACCGCTGCCGGTCAAACCGGTGACGCTTATGATTATGGTGGTGCTGGTGGCGCAGGAAAACAGTATAACCTTGATGGTAATAACTACTATTGGGGCGGCGGCGGAGGTGGTGCTGGCTATGACTGCAATGCCGGTGACGGAGGAATTGGCGGTGGAGGTGGTGGTGGAACAACGGCTAGTGGTAGTGGAGGAACTGGAGGGGGCAGTGCTATAAATTCTGGCGGTAGTGGTACTTCTTCGGGTACAACCGGCGGAGTCGGCGGCGCTAATACTGGCGGTGGAGCAGGTGGAGGAGATAGTGTTTTGGGCGGTTCGGGTATCGTTCAAATCAGATATGAAGATACTGGGTTTGTTGCTTACGACAGTATGACCCTAGTCTCCACAACAACAACCGCTCAAGCAGCCCCAACCAAGGGCGACATCGTATTCACTTATACGAACGGTGCTGGATCAACTACGCTAGGAACTGACGTAACGGCAGAGTACAGCGCAGATGGCGGCAGTACATGGACATCCATGACGCTTGGATCAGAAGGAACTACAGGCGGCCACAACATCGCAACAGCCCATGACGTAGCACTTACGTCAACATCAGGAACATCTATGGCCTACAGAATTAAAACACTAAATCAATCGGCAAGTAAAACAACTAGGATACAAGCAGTATCACTAGGATGGTCATAACATGAGAGTGCTCGCACTCATCCTGGCCCTATTCGCCGCGCCTGTGCTGGCTATAGAACCACCCGATGATGTGCAACCACAAGTGGTGCAAATCAAACTCTACTGTGTTCCAACCATGTCACGAATGGCAGAGATCATCAGCGACACATGGGGCGAGTCTGGTGTTGCGGTAATGGAGATGTCAGCAACGACAACCATCACAATCTTCGCAAACGAGGATCACACCTCAACATCTGTTGTGGTTTCTCGCACAGGAAAAAATGAAACAGAGCATTGCCTAGCGTGGTCAGGCACATCCCCAGACGGGTTCGGATTTGTGGTGAATCCTGAGCCGATTTTCCCTGAGAAAAAACCAGACGGCACAGAAATATAATGGCCGTGCCGGAGGGTTGCCCCTTGGATATTGATCCAGTAGAAATTGGTAAATTGATTGCCCAAGTGGAATCCCTCTCTAATCAGATTGAGGAATCAAACAGGCGCTTACGAGCGGTAGAAGCGCAGATGGAAAGGGGTCGAGGAATGGGTTTAGGAATTTTACTCGCCACCGTAGGTCTTTCCGCGGGCGGCGCAAGTGTTTTAACAAAGTGGTTAAACTAAAGTGCGATGTATTGGAGATGGACTGCACTCGGCGTCTACCTCGTTATTTGCTTGTACGATTTTATGGTTGTTCCAATTTGGTATGGACTGAACAGGCCCGATTTGGGAACATTTATTGAGATACTTAATACGGTTGGGGACCCACTGATACAACTTGAACTGATGAAGAAAATGACAGGCCAACATTCACCATTCACTTTGATGGGAGGTGGCATTTTTCATTTAGCGTTTGGTGCTATACTGACTGGAAGTGCATTTGGATTAAACAAATGACCTACCGCGAGTATGAAGCGGCATTAAAAGAAATTGAAAGCCTGATGATGGCTGACCCTGACACACCCGAAGGTGAAAAGCTGGATGTTACGGTCACGCTTATCGAAGCTTATGAGGCCAAGCATTTCCCAATAGAACAGCGTTTAAATCAACATAGGAAACAAAGATGAAAAATTTATGGGAAGGTTTAACTAACCAATGGAAGATTGTTGTTGTGGTTGTAGCGGTTGTAATAGTTATCGGAGTGATACAGGAGATTGTGTGAAACATGATATTATCTGGACAGCGTACCATACAATACTATGCGTACTCCTTGGCGTAGCAGACATCTTACTCTTGTTACTGTACTTGGACTCGTAGGATGCACGACCATAAAAAAAGCAACGGTAGTAGCAACAGGGGCGGCGATAGGTGCGACTGCGGGTACTGTCTTATCGGGGGGTGCACTTGCGCCGATAGCGGGTGCCATGACGAGTGCTTTTGTGACCGATGTAGTGACGGAAACGATGATGGATACGAGGATGAGGGGAATTGATATGGACTGTGCGCCAGACAATATATGGACAATCATGCAATCATTGGTTGAAATAGGAGGATGGGCATTACTACTAATATTCGTAGCACCAATGATAATCGGATGGATATTGCCTGGACCGCTGGAGAGGAAGAAAAAGTAAGTGCCAGCTATAACGTTTCAAAATTTCCAAAGTGGAATAGATCTCAGAACATCGGATCAAGTGGTCGACTCTGATGGACTAAGAGAATGCAATAATGCTTATATAACTGGTGGTTTTGCTGTTCAAAAACGACCAGGCTTAGATCTCATTAGTGCTACCTCTTTGGGAACTGACAACGCTGGCTTGTTCTACTTCGATTCAAAACTGTATGTAATTAGTCATACATCTGGGTCTGTTCCAACGCTTGTAGGTTATGGTGTACCACCTGTTAATGATGTGGTTAGGCTTGTGTTGGCTAACCCAGATAATGGGTCTGACACTGTCGCTAGAGTTTGGCAATTCTTACCATTTAATAGAAAATTGTACGTTGTAGTAGAATATGATAGCGGTACAATAAAGCATTTCTACGATGGTACCGTTATAACAGATTCTGGATGCCCACATACTAAGTCAGCATGTGTCCACGACTCTAAGATATACGCAATAGATGAGAATGCCTCTGGAAAAGGTTTTATCAAGTATTCAGCTACTGGTGACCCGACAGATTGGTCAAAGATTAGAGATGCTAGTGGAACTTTAGGAATTCCAGCAGGACAAGAGACTCCTGACGAAGATTTAATAGGTGTTTTCTCATTCAAAGATCAGCTTGCTGTTTTCATGGAAAATACTTTACAGCTCTGGAAAACTGATCCAGACCCTGCGTTAATAGAACTTGTTACAATAATAGAGAATGCTAATTTAAAGTATTTGAATTCTGTAGGTAATGCTGGAACAGATGTCATATATCTTAACGATCTAACGTTCGAATCTTTAGCTCAAAAACTATATACCGATACATTACAATCTGTAGATATTGGGTCAAGTATAAAGCCGTTAGTATCTAGTCAGATAGACACGTATGCAGCATCTAACGAACCTAAATCTATTTACTTCTCAGGATTAAACCAGTATGTGTGTGTAATCGAAAAACAGATATATGTTTATTCTTTTTCTCAATCAAATAAACTGGCTGCTTGGTCTCGTTATTCGATGCCAGAAACTATACAAGATATAACATCATTTAGAAATTACTTGTACATAAGATCTAATGATTATATATTCTGCTTTAATCCGTCGTCTTATCAAGACACAAAATCAGATGCTACAACATCATCGATAGCAGTTTCCATGGAAAGCTCGTTTCAGACCTTGAAAAAGTCTGGATTATGGAAGCAAATATTTGGAGCCGACGCACTGGTCGAGGGTGCTGCCGATGTACAATACAAGTACGACTCCCGCGCGCCTACAACATTTACAACTGCGCAAGGCATTTCGGGAGATTCTAGACCTGGACTCTTGTTACCGGTAGAATTGGTAACAACAGAGGTTGGTTTCAAAATAACCCAAACCGCTAATACCGATATGTTATTTAGTGGTTTAACCCTATACTTCAACGAACTTGGTATCTTCTAATGGCTTTAAGAGACAGAATCACAACGGGCAACACAGCTGTTAGCAGTATTTTTGGCGGCTCACCAGCAGCAAACGTTTATGCGGGACTTCAGGATGTTGCAAAAAAACAATATGGTATAGGTGCAGACCAACTTAATAGAGCTAAAGAAGCTGCGGAAACAAGAGCTACTCAACAGTATGCTAGAAAAAGAACTCACGGCGGATCAGCCCATGCTCAATCCCTAAGAGATTTGGCAACTCAAGATATAACAGCGAGAGAAGACCTTGCTAACCAGGCTATTGCCGGTATGCGAACTGGAAGAAACGATTTTGAATCTCTGGCACCAGAATTGTATAAGTTAGCACAGGTTGGTAAGATCGGAACTCCCGGTGGGGTTGGTTTGTTCAAAGGTAGCGTAGCAGGTAGACCCGGTACATCAGCATTTGCTGGTGGTTATACTCCAGGGCCATCTACTGGTCGCAAATATGCTCTTGACTCAGGGACACCAGATGCTGCCGGTGTTAACTATCGTGCAGCACCTAGGAAATACATACTTTAGGTAATTTGATAATGTTTGCAACCATGAACGATATGAGTTGGGACGGATCTGTAGATAGCGTATCTACGAGAAAACCCTCAAGGTTTGAAAATGATGAATTCATAAAAGCTAAAGCCGAGCCTTGGATTAACTACATAGTCGTTTATGATCCAGGAACCGCTGCTACTGCTGTTGCTATTGCAGCCCAGACCAAAGCAGACATTGCCATGCGGACTGCCCAGATTAAGAGTGATGCCGATTGGAACACTCTACGTGAGGCAAGGGGTTGGATGGACAATGCAGAGTTTGTATTACAAACTGGTCATATGTTAGCTGCTCTGTACCAAACCTACAAAGAGTGGGATGAAGCAGAGAGGACTAAAAGACAGTGGGAAGCAAGGAATTCTGCAGAGTTTGGAGTAAAGGCAGGTGAACGTGCCAGACAACTTGGTAATGCCGGTACACAGTTGGGTTTAGCTAAATCAAGTATAGGATTAGATAGAACAGGTATAGGTCTTGGCAAAGATAAAGTAGATTTAGACAAAGATAGAGTAGATTTAAGCAAAGATAGAGTAGATTTAGGCGAAGATAGAGTAGATATACACGAAGATCAACTTGCGCTAAAAGACAAAGAGTTTGATGTCGCAGGCGCCGCAGCAGCTACAGAAAGAGCTGGAGTAGGCGCTGTAAAACAAGCAGAGGAAGAAGCCGCTAAGGTAGGTGGCAGATCTGTTCGTGATGTTGAAAACTATCTAAACTCTTTAACCGCTAGAGCCGGTGATTACGAGGATGAAGCTAAAGCATTCACAGATCCATTAATTGCAGCAGCCCCTGGCACTACAGTTGGTGGATCAAGGTATGGTGTAGACTTTGCTGCTGCCTCAGGTCCAGAAGCTTATGCTAGAGATTCTAGAAAGGCGGAGATAGCTGCGTTTGCTGAAGCTATGAGTGAATCAACAGATCCTTTAGCTGGTATAGATATTGCGCAGTCCGGAGTTAATGCACAGCAAGACAAAATAAACAGAGAAATGGGATTAGCTGGAGCAGATCAGAGTTTAGCCGCGGCTGGTTTAAGAAATAAGGGTGTCGCGTTGAGTGAAGACGAATTAGACATAGATCGTAAAGGGTTGGACATAGATCGTAAAGGGTTGGACATAGATGATAAAGGGTTGGGTATAGATCTGGCCGCTCTTGGTTTAGATTTGTCTAGAACTAATATTAATACTAGTTTAAAAGATTCTCAATATGCAGACATTGCTGGTAGATTAGCATCACAAGGGCAGTTAGACAGAATTGCGCAATCAAAACCATTAACTCTTCACGGTCAACAATCAGTTATGTTCCCAGCCGCTCAAATGCTAGGTTATGGAGCCGATTTAGTTGGTAAGTTCAAGCCGTCTAAAACAAAAATAAAATCGACACCTATCGATCAGTCAACGTCGTCAAGTTATCCTCCTTATGGTTACGGCGGTCTCGGTTTCCAAGGTAGATAATAAAAGTGCCTAATCTATTCTTAATCGAGGAGTATGTAAAAGACCTCGAACAAGATCAAATGGATGTAGCAAATGCATCTCATGCCTCTCCTAATTCTGCTGAAGAGGGTGTTCCAAACCCTTACGAGCATAATCCCCACCTTCAAAAGTACCGCGCAGAATCTGCTGTAGTTAATACTGTAAAAAATAATCCAAATGTAGATTGGAACTTGGGTGCTCACTTTGTACACGGTGCTCAAAGACTTCCTAAGAGATTTGTTCAAGGGCAAGCAATAGAAGATGCTCAGGATTATGCAAATTATAAACAGTATGTTGATATCATAAATAATTCTGAATTAGAAAAACAAGCCTTTACAATACCTGGATATGAGCGCCCTGCAAATTGGGATGATATATCTTCTGAAGAGCAATATGCTTGGGAATCAGAAAACTACCCTCGAGGCGTTCCAACAGAGATCGAGAATTTATATCGTGGTAGAGCACAAGCTACTGCTATGCAGGAAGCTGGAGATCGCCGATTAGATCCTGAAACAGTTATTAATAATTTAGTTGGTACAACTCAAGAATTAAAAGAACACCAAGCTAAAAGCCCGCAATATGATGTTGCAGGTCTTGAAAATATAATGAAAAGTGAGGGGTTTTTAAACAGTGTTCAATCCTTTATAGACAATCCTAAGGCAGCAATGCAATTAACCGCTCAGTCTGTAGGGGAGAGTTCTCCGCTAATAGTTCTTTCTGGTTTAGCTGCGATTGCAACCGGTGGCGTAGGTGGCGCTGCTGCTGCCGCTGGTGGCGGTTATGCAATAAATCAATTATTTGGTATTTCTCAAGCCTTAGAAAAATATGGTGTAGATCCTAGTAATCCGCAGCAAATAGCGATGTTAATGGATCAACCAGAGTTTTTAAACAAGGTATTAGACGACGCAAGAACGTATGGCATGGCTCATGCTGGTATAGAGGGGGTTGTCGGCTTTGGCATGGGTAAGTTATTAAAACTAGGAGGCCCAACAACTAACTTAGCTCAAAGCTTAACAAGAAGAGGGGCTGCGATACCGTTACAAGCTGGCGGTGAAATGGCTGGCGAATTTGGTGCATTACATGCTATAGATCAAGGGCCAGATAATTTTCCAGGCTTTGGTGGAGAAGTTGCATTAGAAGGTTTAGGCGGTGGTGTATCTGGTGGGGCAATGGCTATTCCTCCAGCCGCTGTTGATATAGTTAAAGCAATCAGAACTCCCCCTATCGCGCCAGGTGGAATACCTAACCTACCTGCATTACCCCAAGGGCCAGCTCAAGAAGTTGCTCCTAGCGCGACTGGGGAGCACATAGACATGAGAAGAAGAGAGTTCCTTAGAAAAGCTAGGGATATGGCTCAAGCTGCTGCAACTGTTCGTCCTACCGATCTTCTTCCTGATTTAGCACCCGAAGCTGCTGTTAGCGCTCCAGTACAGGCTGGTTTACCCGCTACTTTAGTTAGGTTTGATTATGCAAATCCACCTCTGTGGTCTGCATACAACTTCGACGTATCTGGTTGGAAGGATCAATACCCGGGAGAAACAACGGGTTTTGAACATACTATCGATGTCGAGTTTAACCCAGACAACGGAATAGTAACCGTATACGATGCTTCATATAGCGGTGCTCCTGATATAGGTATGGAAGTTGTCGGCGAAGTACATATTTCAGAGTTAATACCTGATTATGTTGAGTCTCAAGAGGTTTCTCAAATAGATGTAGACAAAGCGATAATGGCCTATGTCAAAGATAACTTCAGTACCAATGCTGTTGGTGACGAGCTACGTCCAGTATTTACAAACGTAGAGAGAGATTTTGATAATACGGGTGATGATGGCGGCCCGATGAGGTATGAAGAAATAGAAAACTACGATTATATGAATAGGCCTTATGATCGAGCCTTTGAAATTTTAGGCACTGACGGTTTTGGTTTTAGAAAAGAACCTATCAGCCAGTCTAGACCAGGCCCGTTAATACAGAACAACATAGGTCAAATACAAAACTTAAGAGATCAGAATGATCCTGATCGTGCTCCCGGCACAAAAATTAGGCAAGAATTTGATAAAGAGCAGAAAATACTAGAAGAAAGAGAGCGAAGGCGCCAACCAATACAAAACAACGTAGAGCTGGTACAAGAATTAAGAGACCAGGAAGACAATACAAACAAAAGAAAACGGGAGGCTATGCGAGCCTTTGATGAGAAACAGCAAGAAATAGAAGAAATAGCAAGGACAAAAGAATTAACTGATAAGATTCCAGGTCTTAACGAACTTGATCAACAGTTAAAATCTGCTAGAGATCGATTAAAATCTTTAGAAGCGGGAATTCCTCCTGAAGGGTTTGAAGATGATTATTCTGCTGAAGAAATCGCTGAAGATATTGAAATAGAGAAGAACAATATAGAAGCTATCGAAGAAGAAATAGCTATCAAAAAAGCAGAACCATTAGAAGGTGAAATTATACGCGAAGAAAAAGAAACAAGACCGCTATTTGAAGAATCTAGAATACCAGAACTTGAAGAATATTTAGTTAGACAAGAAAAATTTCTGAAACTTCTTCAAAGACAAACGCCAGATACTGATCTTTATCCTACCGAAAAAGAATATAACAAACAGCTTGAAGAAATAGACAAGGAGATTGAAGAACAAAAACAACACATTAAGGATACGCAGCGCGATATTGAAGAGCACAAAAAAATAGTAAAAGAAGATACTCCTACTGTAGATGCTGCCGTTAGTACCGAGCCTGAAACTACAAATGCTTACCAAGACCCCGAAGCTAAAGTAATAGACGAGAAAAAAACTGCAGGCAAGAGAAAATATGTTTTCTTCGGTAAAGAGCATTTACCCGGCATAGACTACAAAAGAATCATAAAGAAATTAAATCTTCGTGGTAGAGATACAGCAGAAGTCCATGTAGAATTTGCATATGTTCCAAATCTTGATGATAAATTTACTATTCTTATAGCTGATGAGTTTATAGCTGGCTCTAAGGGTAAGTTTGGTATGGCCAAGGAGCGCCTACTGCACGGTAATTATAGAATAGTTATAAACTTAGCCCGATTTGACGAAACTGGTATTACTGAAGTTATAGGTGAGCAAGCAACGCGTCTTGGTATTTCTCCAGAAGAGTTAATGGAGAAAATAGGAAAAGAAAAACTTCAAGAATATGCTATTAGATCAGTTCTACAACACGAAATTACCCACGTTAATCACTTTGCTTGGGAGCGAGCAATATTAGATCGCACTGGTACAAACTTTAGCGAGAAAGAATTAGGTAAGTTCAGGAGAGAGTTATATAAAGCGTATAGAAAAGAAATGATTGATTTTATGCGCAAAGATGAAAACGCTTTCTTACGTCTTGGCTTATCTACACTTTCTATAGAAGGTAAGCCAGTCATTATCGAGAGTAATGAAGAGGCTATAGAGTTTTTAGATATGTTAATGAGGGATGCAGCTAAACCAGCTGCTACATCATCAGAAAGATTAGAAGCATCGAAAAGGGTGTGGAACATGTTTTCTGAATTATTAGCGTATCAAAGTGATTCTATGAATACTGAAACTTGGGTTACTAAATTCAAGAGAGTAGTCAAAATGATTCTAGCCAAGGTCGGAATTAACGTTGGCAAGAATGATCTTAACGATTTAGTAGATAATCTTTATTCTACTGGAGCAGTTAGAGAAAACTTAACCGCAACCAAAATACTACGCGGTGAAAAAGCTGTACTGTCTGAAGAAGAAAAACTTACGGCTAGAGCTAGAGAAATAAAAGCAAAAATGGAAGCACCTAGAGGTGAGTCTGCGATTGTTAATCCAGACAAGTTCAAATATGCTAATGAGATACTGAGAAACAATAACGTATCGGAAGACGTAATAAAAGATATAACTAAAACCCTTTCCACAGAAGAAAGGATTGCTCCAGTTAGTGACTTAATGATTCCTTTAGAATCAGTGTTTTCTCTTAAATACCCTGCAAAAGATTTACAGCAAAGACTTAAACATTTAGCTAAAACAAACCTGGAAGAATACTTAAATTTGGTTTCTTTTACTGAAACCGCCGAAAGACTTTATAACCTAGATATTGAAGAATATACTGGAAGAGAAGATATTAATACTGGTAATGCTATTCATGATTTAGAAGAACAAATAGTTGGCATATTAGGCCCGGTTGAGATAGAAGAAGATGCCGGCCCAGAATACAGTGACGAAAGCACTTGGCTTAATGCTTGGTCAGAACCCAAGAAAAAAGGATTACCAAAGAAAAGAACAATAGAAGAAGCTTTTGGAGATGCTGTTAACAACCAAACAGGAGTAAACCCTGATAACGAACAACAGTACAATGAAACTGGTGCTGCCTATACATCGCCAAGCTCTCAGGAACAAACAAAGGCGGACGATGCGGCGCAACAGGAGTATACCGGTAGTGACGAGACATCACGACCTAAAGCTAGAGAGAGAACTACACTACGATCTCTTTGGGGATTCCTCTATAGTCAGGCTGCACAAACTGTAAGACGTCACTCAGGAGCTTCTAAAACAGCTGGTGTCGTAGCAGATACAGTACTTAGAGCTCCACACCATAAGCTAAGAGAGAAGGAGACGAAGTCTGGAAGAGACTATGTCCAGAAGAAGTCTATGGCTTTGGGTGAATTCAGGTTTGAAATACAACAGCAGATAGATGCGCTTACCAATCGAGGCGGCGTTATATCTAGAAAAATAAACCAGCAGCTGACAGACTTTTTCTCTAGGGGTATAATTCCAGAAAATGGAAAGGTAGCTGAAGCTGCTGAAAAATTAAAAGTAGCTGTAGAAAAAATATATGCCTGGTCAGACAAGACTGGTAAAAAACATACTGAAGACTTTTCGCTCAGACCTTTGGATGGTGGCGTATTTCCACGAGTATTTGATGTAGATAAGGTTGCTTCACCTGAAGGTAGAAGGAAACTTATGGATCTACTTAACGGTATAGGTATAGTGGATGATGCTGCCAACGAAAAGTACGATGCTACGGATGCTTATAACATTATCTTAAGCAGTGGCGGTTTTGTGTCTGGTGACTTTACTATTAAGGCGCGCCTAGATGGTGAAAGCAGTATAAAAAGTCAACAAGAATTATTTGAAAAAATAGAAAGGGAGATATCCAGAGAACAGCTTGAAGATTTACTTCTCAACGATTACCAAGCGATTATTCCTAGGTTTATCGACAAGGCTATAGAGAAAACTGTTTATGCCGAATTATTTGGTCATAGAAATGAAAACTTAAATAAACTGAAGCGCGATATAAGAAAAGAAGTAGCTGAGCATAATAGGAAGAATGCCGGTACTACCTTAATTAACGTTGAAGACATTATAAAGGATATAGACGAGTTGATGGATATCATCAACCATCGATACAAGGTCAATACCATACCTACTAGAGGTAGAAAGGTATTGCAGTCTGCAATGAACGCTACTACCATGGCTAGTCTCACACTGGTATCTCTTGCGTCTATGCCAGAGTTTCTTACCGCTACAGCATTAGGAACTAAAAACCCTGCTAAGTTTGCGACAAACATTCTTGGAGCATCTACCTTTGCCGTTCTACGTGGCTTAAACGGTATGCACAAGCTGTTAACTGGGAAGGCTATGAAGGGGTACTTCAATCCTAAGACTAGGATGGGAAAGAGAGCGGCCATGCTAAGGCAGTTAGGATTGTACGATCTAGCTAACTTAGGAGAGGCTGCAGCTCAACGATATGTTGGGCCCAGTTTTATTAAAGCTGGTGTAGGATCAACTGGTAATTCGTTCCCGATTAAAGCATTATACAGGCTGTACGGTCTTGGAAACCTAGAGAAAGGAAGGTTCAGGGCAAGACAAGTTAGGGCCATGCTTAACATGGACGTGTATTTCGAGGTTACAGCTTTAACGACCATGACTCAGATGCAACAGTTAATGGCGTTAACTAACCTCAACCAGAATATAGTAGCTGATGCTAAGGCATTGTCGAAAGCTAAGAGAGGTAAGGGTTTTAAATTAGATTCTACCGTAGCTCAAATCAAGAGCAATCTCAAATATCTTGGACTAAGCAACAGTGAAATAAATGAGTTAGTAAGGTGGTATGATGCTGGCCATAGACAGATACATGACGTACCACCAGAGTTTAAATTAGATTTGGCTGGTCCAGCACATAGGTTTGTTCAGTCTGTTGTTACATTACCGAGCGAAGGTAGTTTACCCAAGGTATTTAGAGATCCTAGGTTTGCACCGTTCTTATTGTTCAAATCTTTCATTACGACATTTGCTAATACCTTCATAAATACTATAGCTCAACGAGTTAGGTTTGCCGAAGGTAAGGGCGTTTCCAAGAAGTATCAACAGAGCAAGCAAATAGCTGGCATGTTTGGAACCGCCGCAGCCATGTACGGTGCTGTACAGTTTGCTCAGGCGATAGCATACCTTATCAAGTATGGCGAAGATGAAGACCCGTGGGAAGAAAAGGCTCCAGATTGGGCCAAGTTTATACAAGATTTCGAAAGAACAGGTTTGATGGGCCCATTAGGATCTGTTGCAGTACAAATAGGAACACCTAACTATTGGTCTTGGCAAGGTAAGGATCCCTATGATGATATGCTTGATTATATTATAGGTCCGATGGGTAAGCAATTTAGAAACATAGGTAAAGCTGGAGCTGATGTGGCTCAGGGTAAAGAACTTGATCTTGAAGGTAGACTTGCTAGAGCCATACCTCTTACTAAATCTAAACCTATACGTGAAGCTTTGGGCGCGGATCCGTATTATACGAAAGATAAAAAGGGTAAGCTAATAAGAAAACGAACTCTTGAAAAAAGAGAAGAAAAGAAAGCAGCAACAAAGGAAGCTAAACGACAGAAACTACTAGACTCTATTACTAACGATGCTGCAAAAAGAATAAAACTGTCTAAGGATCAGATAGTTGATATGGATCGTCGTGAACTAGACAAGCACATGCGTACTAAACTTGGGTTTAACCCTGATGGTCGCAAGTCTAAAGCTAGTATGATTAATCAGTATCTAAAATCTCAAGGGGCAGATCAGAGTAGCTTCCTCAAGAGCGAAGAAAGTGAGTCATACAAGCGTAAGCATGAGGCTTTACAAAAAGTTAGAGAGAGCGCGAAAGAGAGGTACAAGGGTATGACTGCTGATGAGAGAAGAAAGGAATATCTCTCCACCAACAGCATGAGCAAGAAAGAATTCGATGAATATGTCGAGGTAGAGTTTGGTATATTATTGGATGGAAGAAAATCCAGAGATGATATGAACAAACAGTTTCATGAAGTAACAAAAGGATGGCTTAAGAATTAGATCGGGGCTCCGCAGAGAAAGCGTCCTCTCCCTGCGTAAATATTTGCGTCGAGTCCCCGATCACCTTATGTAACGCTTTTTACCGATAATATACATCCAACAGGTATAGCAGTTATAGAATAATATTCTTCTTCAGAATATGTGGAAGCTATTTTTATAACTTTAGCATCATTATGAACCACCCAACCAACCTGTTTTACTAGTTTAGGATTCACATTATCTTTGGTATCCCAATCAGCGGAAGAGACTGTATCTACCCAATCTACGTAAACTAATTTAAAAATAAAATCGTCACTTTCTTCTTTATTCATGGAGAGAACCATATCCCCGCTATAAAATACACCAATAACAACAGTTTACTGATGTAGATTATAGCGGCGTAAGTTGATGGTTTCAGCGTTGTTAGGTTGTATCTGTAGTGTTTGTCGTGTTGTTGTTACTTTCATCATGTCCGTCTCCACATTCCGCAGCGTCTCCAGTACATACATCAACGCCACCAGTTGTTTGACCAACCTCTACGCACCCTGTTACAACAAACATTAAACTGAACACTAAAAACAAGCACACCTTACTCATATTCTTCACCTACAAGTTTTCTGTATTGAAAAGAAAAGGAATCTTCATCTAATCTTACGTTTAATGCGCAACCAGATGCTATTACGATTCCTACTATTACTACTGCTATTGCTAGATATTTCACGACTTTTTACCTCTTCTATTACTGCATGATCTCTGTATTCTTCCGTTTTAAAAGGTCCCTTACAACATAAGTATGTTTGTTTACCGCTTATTAACATAAACCAATATGTTTTATTTTCTCTGTCTCCCATAGAATATCTTTCTACACTATAATCTGTTCCTTCTATTAGATTTCGCATTTATCGCCGGCACAGGCCAACTCTTGTGTTGCGGTGGTGTTATCAGATTCTTCTGATAGTAGCGACCAATCAATTTCAACAGGAGTTTTCTTGAGTAGTACTTTATATTCCGCAGCGGTTATATCCTCGTAAGGGGCGGCTTGATATATATGACCTTCGTCAGCACTTGGTAGAAAACTGACTCCACTCATTATATCAAAATTAGCCCATACCCAAGATCCTACTTCTGGCCACTCTTTTTCATTAACATAACACGTCATGCTTGGTTTGTGTTCGCACCAGGAAATAGCAAACTTCTTCCACAGCCCCAGTTGATATATCGGGTTTATCTCCTTCCTTGTTATTGCGCTTTTTGGTGATTTCCTTGGGAATTCAAACACATAGGCATTATCGTTATACGGATCTGTTATGTATTGAATTCCTTGATCTATAAGAGTTTTCGATAAAGGATCCTTTTTATCGTTGCGTACGCGGCGGATATAGTATTCGCTGTAGCGAGGGTGAATACCGCTAGCAGAATCAGTAAGCTGAGAAACGGTACCAGAAGGCTTAACGCAAGTAATAGCAGCAGCTGGATTAATACCGATATTCTTTGCCCATCTTTCATTGATCTTGATTGCATGGTTTTTTAATTCCTCTAACTGCTTCGGTTCGCTCTCAAGTAGGTAAGGACAATCGTATATACCAGTTATACTAACTCCTAACAATGCTTCTTCTTCTGTATTCTTTTTCCACTTACTTGATAGGTATCTGAAATTAGTTAACGAAGCCTGCAGAGTTCCCAATATAGTAGCAATCTCTATTTTATTCAACAAAGACATTTTAGTATCGTCAGGTCTTGCTACTACTTCAGATAAATTGCAGAACTGATTCGGGCGTAAAATTATTTCTGAACACGGGTTCGTCCCGAAGTCATAATCTGTGTCTCTTCTTTCTGGAGACATGTTCTTGCACGCCTGTCTGTTGAATATACCTCTCTCTCCACTGCGAGACTCGTACAGTGCAGACCATTCTCTCATGTAAGCGCCAACGTCTGGACGCTCCGTGTAACAAATAGAGTTGTTAGCTAAACCCCTTTGTGGGTTGTCAACAGGCCACTGACCCATTTTAGCATCGCGCATGCGTCCATCAGAATGATTACTTAGAGATATCTCTGCTGTGCGCCTAACTCCACCAACAACAACAGCTTCTCCAATGTAGTTCATAATGTCATGACATTCTATAGATGTAAGCTCTCTTCCGTGAGCTTTTTTAATCACCCCTACAGTAACCTTGAATAATCTATCTAATGGTTCTGGCCCAGAAGCTCTACCACCGAATGTATTGAGTGGCTTACCTGCTGCCCTAATCTTGGACAAATCCCAAGACGGTATAGAACCGCTGAACAACATCGATATTAATTCTTTGTATGCAGATGCCCAACCGATCTTGCTATCTCGAACCGTTATAACTGTATCACTAAGGTGTAACGTTTCTGCGACTTCTGGAAGTTCACATATATACTGCCGTTCTACAGAAAAACCAACGCCCACACCGCACATAAGTATGTACAACGTTTCATCAAACGCTCTCAAACTGTTGATTGGCAAGTATGAGCAGTTATATCCTGCTACGTTATCTCTTTCTAACGCCTTGCCAGCCGTCATAAAAGCGCGCATAGATGGCATAACCTCTAGATTGTAAATAGAATCATAAACTCTTTTAGGAATTTTAATATCTAAATGAAGTTCAAAAAAAGTAATGTATCTACTAACTGTTTCTGCCCAGTTTTCTCTCCTGTTTTTACCAGGTAAATACCTAGCATACCTACTCTTGTGAATATACTGTTGGTAGCTATCCATTAAGATCTTTCCATTTATCTGAGGAAGTCCAAGGTTTTTCTACATTATACAGATATGGATACTTCTTCTTTTGTTGATTCCTTGACAGTCTCCAAATACAGTTTCTAGAAACTTCAGGAAACAATGGAGCAAATATGGTAGAAACATAATTACTGTCGTAATATTCTTTCATCTTCTCCATGAGCGATAACTCTTCTTCGGTCATGAGTGGTTTTATATCTCTTTGAGATGCGAAGGTTCCGTATCTGGCCTCGATATTAAAACCAATATCTTCTATTACGGCTCCTAACGCTTGATGTCTTATTTCGTTTACGTGGTTACCTGCTGCACCAACCTTTGGATCCCAATTTGGAGTGCTTAGAAATATAACAGAATCATCAAAATCTGGCCCATTATCTTGAAAGCGTAACATATCGTACATCTTTTCTAGCATTCTTCTGCTATGACCCGGCTCTACATGTTCAATCACTTCAAAACAAACAATAATGTTAGGAGCCGAGTCAAGCGTCATTAAATCCAATTCGCAAATATCCATTTTGGATATCAAATTGGTAGGTTTCCAATTAGCGTTCTCAAACATTGCCGGCATCTCAAGCTTTGAGACATCAACAGCGGTGTATGTCTTGGGCGTTGTTCTGTTTACATATAGCGTTCTTGCAAGAGGAATCTCTTTGCCTGGTCCTATATCCAGGATATTAGCATTTTTATAACGGTTTTTACGTCGGAGATACATAGCCACATGGCTCCATCTTAAGCAATGGGCTATGTAATCCCGATGTAAAATCCCACGTTCTTCTGCTTTATCCAACGATAAGAAAGTCTTATCGATAGAGCGACCGTGAGCATTTGCCACTAGAATGGCACATCATCATCTAATGGGGAAAATGTAGGTACTCCACCACCAACGCCATCACCTTCAGATATAAACTGAAGATCTTTCAAGGAGCAGGTAACACCTTTGTTAGTTCCAGCGATGAACGGACGGAATACAATGTGAGCTCGACATATAGATCCATTGTGTACAGACTCTGGATTTAACTCACCTCCCACTCTGCTTACTATCTTTGGTTTGAACTTTGTTTTAGCTTTCAATACCCAACGACCAGCAGACCATTCCTTACCCATTTCATCCCCGTCTTTAATAGGTATGTACGGTTCTTTAGCATTAGCTACTTTCTCGTCATTATTCTTGGCTTCTTCGATATTCTCATCTAAGGCTTCCTTTACGCCTTCATCTCCTTTATCGAAGCACATTGTGATAGAATACATACCTGTGTCCTGTTCTTGAAACTTCTCAGTTTCTACAAGATTAGGAAACATACAGGTAAATTCTGTTGTTTCATGATATACATTTACTATCTCTTTAACCATTATCTATGCTCCTTGGTGTATTGTGGACAAAACCTTTTGACATTGCAATACTTGCTGCATCGCATGTTAAAACCAGGTCTATCTTCTATATAAAGATCTTCCTGGTCTTTTTGTATTATGATGAAATCGTTTGCGTCGTCTTCTGTATCAAAGAGTTTTACAGCTCTAACCTTCTTCTTCTTCATTACAGCGACTTTGCGTTCGCTTTGCCATCGCTCTTCTCTGTCGCACATGTGCTCATCAAAGAAGTGCCTTTGCAACCTTTTGTCTATGTACCACCTGGTTTCGCTTGCAGGCCAGTATGGTATATCATGTATAACCTTTAAAGCGCCTTCTGGATACGTAGAACCAGGTTTAACATTCTTCTCGTTAAAGTCCTTAGAGAACGCTACGATAGCTAATCCAGATACTTTCCAACCATCGCTCTTCATTAAGTCTGCTAGAACATTTAGTTGGTTAGTCCACGCTGGTTTTATGCCATATGAAAGAGCAAATGCGCCTACAGTTTTAATATCGTATATGATGTTATTTTTAATATCATATACATCAACTTGACCGCTGACTGAGTGTGAACCGTAATCTTTATGAAACCGCTTCTCTACCAACACGTCAGAATTAGACATGTTTGCGTACTCACAAATAGCATGAACAGCGCTTCCCCATACTGCCCAAGTTCTGTCGCTTACATCTTCTACGATATTATCTTTATTGGCTTTTCTTAACGATAATACCTGTGGTGAGTCGATTAGTTGAGTGGTACTGATATCTGACCGTTTTGGACCAGAAGTATATGGGTTATACTTCAGTACGTTACATAACCATTCGGGATAGTTGTGTTTATTAGTGTATTCTCCCAATTTTTATTCTCCTGAGTTAAAAAATAATTATATCATGCCTAGCATTTAAGATAAAAGCCTAATTTTATCATTTATTTCTTTATTATATCGGGGCACAAATCTTTAAAATCCTTAGCTCGCAAGACCACATAACCATCTTCAAATTTCATATATCGTTCGTGTAAATACACTATTGGTTTCCTATGTTCTGCTTCTCTGATAGCCTGTTCCATAGCTGAATGCAACCAATCTGGAAGTACTTTTCTGTGTTTTACTTCTATTGACAATGTTGGATGTTCCACATCTCTTCTGCTTTCGCCATTGCAACCGGTTCTTGTTCCACCGAAAAGCTTTGCAGCTTCTCGTTCTACATTTTTCCAATTACTGGTTCTCATTAAAAGCTCCGTCAAAAGGTGTACTTTTCTCTCCAACATATTTTTCATAAAAATCTTGTTCTTCTCTTCCATAGTCGTGAAATCTCATACTTTGTTCGCCATAATCTAAACCGCACATTGGTTCAAAACCTCCATGCCTATTCTTAAAACATTCTAATGCAGCTTGCGGAGCTGCAGGTGTATTACCGCCTTCCCTTGATTTCTCTTCTGTCTTATTTCTATGAACCATGAAGCCTGCATCAACAAGATCTGTTAACTCTGAAGCTCCCTTTATGTCATACTTACTACATCTCTTGGTTTCATCATCTGGTTTTCTAACGTGGGCTACCAGATGTATGCATAGTCCTGTATCTCTACAGACATTAGCCAATATGTTTGCAAAGTTCTTCTGAGCTAGATATATGTTTCTTTGTTCTGAACCTAGATTAACCTTCATTAAAGAATCTATAACGAACTGGGTTACACCTAACTCTTCTTGTGCATACCTTGCTGCAGCTATAAGCTGCTTAGCCCCACAATCTATTTCCCTGGTATATATCCACATCTTCTCGTTTAACCAACACCACGCCTCTTCAGCATCCTCTGGGTTTGGATATATATCTCCAGTGATCTGTCTTGCTAGCCTTTCGAGCTGGTATATTGGTGCTAACTCTGGAGACCAAAACAAAACTTTCTCATCTCTTGTTGAATAATCACCAGTCATTAGGTAAAGCATGACCTGCTGCACTATAAGGCTTTTACCATGCCCATTCATTCCAGCCCATATAGTTAATGTATTAGGTAGTATTCTGAAATCTATATCCCATGGCAGTCTACCGCCTGGTTTTTTATCTTTATTTCTTAGGTGTTTTAATGCATCATCAACGAATATTAAAGGTGATTGAACAAACGACTTCTCTATTCCTTCCGAATACTTGTTAATCTGTTCTTCATCAAGCTCTAAACGCGTTGCTATTTCTCTTGCTCTTTTGTAATCAACCATTAAAATTCACTCCAAAATTTTTCTTTCTTCTTTAATGGTTGCGACTCCCAAACCCTTGTTTCTAAATATTTTCTCAGACCTGGAATCCATTTGCCATCATCGTTAGTCCACTGTTCTGATTCTTTGCGCTGCTCTAAATCTTCTACAATCACGTCAGCAATAGCTTCATCGCCAAATTCCCTCCACGTTTTCATATCACGGGCGATTGTGTTGCGTCTATGTTCAGGATAAGCCGACCACACACTCATAAACACTGACTTTGTATTATTCTTTTTATTATTTATATTCTTTGCGTCAGCTACGCTGCTGACTAGCTGGTCAGACGCGTTGCTCTCTACCTGCTGACTAGCTACGCTGCTGCCTACGTTTTGCGTGTATTGTATGTGTGCATCAGCCTTATCGCAGATGGTGTATAACGATGTTGTGCCAGCTCTTGCTGTTATATCTATGTAGCCGTACGCCTTCAAGTCTTGCATATAGTTCTGTATGCTGCCCTTGGTATACATAGGCATCATGAGTTGCAAAGCTTCTAGGTGTATTGGTCTAGTATTGGTTGTTCTTTGGTTACGCCATGCAAGGACAGACATTAAGCATCTGAGCTGTCCCGCCTTAAGACGGCTATCGCCGATAATTGTTGCGGGGAATATACCGTATCGATGTTCGATTGGCAATTTGGAAAGATCATATTCTTGATCCATAATGGTTGTTCCTGATCGCTTATTGTTAATTCAAACGCGGCAATGTATGTTATAATCCAATTTGGGCACTTGCCCTTTTTAAACTCGAGCATCATCAAGCAATCTTTGTAATGTTTATAAAACAAATCAAAGTGTTTGCCAAATCTAAACTCGGTTATTATTTTGCCATCATCTATGATACACCACGGAGGCAGTTTGTCTTTATCCGGTGCCACTAGCTTGTCGAGGCCAGAGTGCTCCCATTCCTGTACTTCCAAAACCTCCTGCACTTCTTTCTGATTCTTCAATAAATAAATCCTCTATACTAGTTTCTTCAGTTTCTACACCAGATACTGGAATCAATAAAAATTGTATTATCTTAGTATCAGCAGTTATCCACACCTCTCGTTTAGAGGCATTGATCAAATGAATGTGTATTTCGCCTTGATATCCTGAATCAATAACGCAAGCACCGGCTATCAAACCTAATGTTGTGCATATACCAGATTTGTTAAACGCAATTAACGCATAACCCTGTGGTATGTTTGCCTTGATACCGCTTGGTATCTTAATGCTATTGCCAGGTGAAACTTTGGTTACACTAAAATCAGACGGTACAAAGAAGTCTATACCAGCATCAAGAGAGTGCGCTCTTTTCGGTGGTATCACCTTCCTCACCCGTGAAAATTTCAATATGTTCACCTTCTATCTCCTCTACAGTTATTGAATATCCATCTTCGTCTTGTAGTTCCATGTTATCTTTAAGCGTTTTTTCAGCAAACGAAAGAACAGCTAAAAGAAAGTGAAGAACTGGTTTACTTGATGTGTTCAGCTTGATTTGGTAGTTCATCAATTGGTCCGTCGACTTCTCTTTTTGTTCCATTGTAATAGTCCTCTAGGCCCTGTATATACCCACAGGTATCTACAAGATTATCTCGTTTATGTACAAAACTCTCTCTTGCAAGCTTTAATGCAATCAACGCCTTGTACATATCCTCTATAAGCATCTCTTTTCCAGTCATACCTATATAAATTAGTCTAGCTCTTCCCATACTCTCGCTAAACTCTCCATAGTTGTTATGGTTAGTAGCTCTATCTACTACTATTGCCTTAGCGATATCTAGTATCGGTTTTGTATAATCTTCTTTATCCAAAGTCGCCACCCCTCATTTTAGTAGTACAAAAATCTGTAATTTTAGCGTCTATCTCCTTGACATCATCTTCTGGATAAACACCAAATCGTCTCTTGAACTCAGCATCTGGAATACAGTTTGGTTTCAACGTAAAGCCCTTGAAAGAATAGTTCTTCCAATCGCTTACATCTTCAAATAGTAAATCCCAGTGTCTCTTGTATATATGCAGTGACCCAAGGTTAAACGTTAAGTCTCCAAGTGTTACATAATGCTCTTCTAAGCGTAATTCATTTAGCATCATCTGTTGTATCATTGAAGCACAGAACATATCATTGCACAAACCAAATATGGCATCACAAGATCTCATGTTCCACGTTAAGTACAACTTAGATTCTCGTATCTGAAACTGTATGTATCCAGTACATGGGTAATCCTTTTCGTTCTTTCTGAGATGCTTTTCATTTAATATTGGTATTACAGCCCGTCTACTACCAGGGTTAACCATCAACTCTTCAACAGTTCTTAACCAGTTTGAATTGAATATGTAGGTTCCGTAATTGCTTTCAACCTCATCCCATTCGTCTGCTATAACTTCCCAGATAGCAGCCTTCTTGTACATGTTACCTATCTTTCTGTTAGCTCCTATATAAAAAAGAAACTCTGCTAATGCATAGTTCTCCTTCCACTTGCGTTTTGGATGAACAATGCCCAGCTTGGTTGGATCAGTAAGTGTTACCTGATAGTTAAGCAGTTCTATTACTTCACCTATACATGACCCGTTCTGATAAGAATCTACCAGGTTCCCGTCACATCTTAAGTCTGTAATAACATTTGAATAAACTTCATTCATGCTCGAATGTTTTTTCGTCATCTGGATATGGCCATCCCTCTTCATAGTTGCCCCAAAAGAATTCCTCTTCTTCTGAGTGTTTAAATTTAGGTTCCTTTTCTTTCTCCTCTAACTGTTTTAGTTTTTCTTTTATCTTTTTTGACATCCTTATTGGCCTGTTTTTTAGCAAACTCCCTTAGCGACATACTGAACATTTCTTCGAACCTCTTTGACCAAGTTACTCGTCCGCTTGGGGTTAACTTGTTCATCCTTCTCCAACAATATCTTGCAAAGTGTAATCTTAGCATTTCGAAGTTTAACTGATCTTGAGCTAATGTTTTTAATTTCATTTTCTATATCTTTCGTCATGTAGAAACCAGTGGTTTCAAAAGCTAATTTATATTTTTTACAAAAAGATAGCATGGTTTGTACTTTGGTTGTTGTCATGTCGCATGCTTTACTTATTTCTTTAATGGATATCCCCCTTTTAGGGACACACGTAAACAGATAAGGCTTTCTAGGATCGTTATCAAACCATCCTATATCGCATGTAACCCCGAATTCCACATAATTAACAAACAAATCACAGCATTGTTCTGTTTCTTCGCAATGTTCAAAATATGGGCATGTCTTACAAGGTGGATCTGATTGCTCATTCATTCTTTTTAGTAGTTTAACCACGTTCATTATTAATTCCAAATAAAAAAGGGTGCCAGCTTTCACCAGCACCCTCCCTGATTAAACCTTTAAATATACAGACATCCGGTCTGAATAACGAAGAGGAAGATCTTGACAATACTTCCTGTATATGGCATTGTATGCGTTATCGTACTCACGCAGGGTAAGCCTTGTTTTCTTGGTTATGGGGTTATCTGGATTGAAAGCATCTCTCCAAGATCCGTCAGCCATAGCTTCGATAGCTGCACCAATTCTTGATCCACGACCTCTGAAGATGTATGTTTTGCCTTTACTTCTGGCCTCTTTCATCATCGTTTTTTTCTTAGACACTTTTACATCCTTTGCTACTAAACGTCTTGTAGCGTAGTTACCAATCAATGTTCGTTCTGATCTAGACATAATTTCTCCCTTGCACCGTTCCAGGTAAGCAATAATTAACCACGGTGCCACAATTAATCATTACTTTTGTTTTCTTCTTTCTCTTTTGCCCGTATTGCAGCCATAGCTAAATCTTTAGCTGTTTTTCCAGGGCGAGATATACCAAATTTAGTAAAACATATCGAATGATACGTTGGAAGACCACGTAATTGATTTTGCTGGTCAACCGTCATGAATTTTTTAAGTTTTGATTCCAATTGTTTATTATACCTTGTCGTTTAAAAAAGAAATAATCATTATTTAACCATAAGCAGCTGG